CAGAAGGCAAAACCTTTGTTTGGAATCCCGAACTAATCATTTTAGTCTACGAGGTTGGACATATCTGCACCGAGTGGGGCAAGGATAAGGAAGGCAATCAAACGTGCGTTAAACAAAGCGAAAAGGTAGCTGTGGACATCGTTTGGGTTGACGAGGTGCTACCAGCTTTTGTGCCTTACTTAGTATTTCCCAAGCCACCGGGCGTATCTTCAATGGGTTACGCTTTAGATACCGAGTACGCAAAAGCCTACTGCGTTGTTAATCCTTCTGCTGAATATTGCCAACCTCCTAAACCGATGAAGTTGTGAGCCAATTCCCTATTAGCGAAACTATAACTGGAATCGTAGCTGCTGCCATTGCTTGGGTTAGCGGTGGAAAGTACGCTGCAAGAGGTACGGAAATAGATAATACAGCTAAACTTATTGAGTTGTGGGAAAAGGCAAATCATAATTGTCAGTCGGAATTGGATGAGTTACGCAAGGAAATCAAAGACCTTCGCAGCTTTTATGAGCAAGAAGTTTTGAAAAGAGATTCGGATATACTAAGTTTACAGCAGAAAGTCAAGGTGTTGGAAAACCACATCAAGAAGCTGGAAGCTAAATGACAAACAAAGAACTTGCGTTTCATATCTTAGCCGAGCAGTATAAGCTGGCTGGGTTGACTATGGAGCAAGCCTTACTTTTGTCACCTGATGAATTTGATAACATTACCATCACGGAACAGCAAAGCAAAGAGTGGTATATTTGGGCGGTTGATTTTGTCAGTAAAAAGAAAGGCTGGACAAAAAAGACTGCAAGAAAACAAGTGGGAATGGTTGACCTCATGGCAGGTCTAATTGTAAACTATGATTGAACGTATTTCGAGAAACATTCACAAAGTTGCGGTTGATAAATCGCAGCTTTTTTTATTGCTTAGTGATTTGCATTGGGACAATCCTAAGTGCGAGCGTGACCTTCTTAAACGGCATCTAAAGCAAGCAAGGGAACGAGGCGCAAAGATTGTCATAAACGGGGATTTCTTTTGTATGATGCAGGGAAAGTACGACCCAAGACGGAGTAAGAAAGACATACTGCCCGAACACAACAAAGCCAATTATATCGATGCAGTTGTCGAAGATGCGGTGAAGTGGTGGACACCTTATGCGGATATGATTTTATTGATTGGATATGGTAACCACGAATGCTACCATCCTGACACGAAAGTTTTAACCGACAAAGGCTGGGTAAACATTACCGAGGTAACGACCGAAGATATGGTGGCTACCTTTGACAACGAGAATATCTATTTCGAGAAACCGAATGCGGTAGTATCAAAGCCAGCAGATAAGCTGTACACTATTGAAGGCGGCTACACAAAGCAAGTGGTATCTTCTAAGCACGCAGTTATGTTAAACGACATGACCAAGATAAACGCTGAAGATTTTGCTACCTGGGCAGCACACGAAAGGGTAACGGAAATGGCTTTGCCACACGGCAGAAAAGTAAAATCCGATTCAGCAGTAGATGCAAAGTGGGTAGAGATACTAACTGCTGTGGTAATGGATGCCACAATTGTTGATCACGCTAAATACGAGCCAGCAAGCAAAAAGATAAGAGTGCAATTTAAGGTAAGCAAGCCTGAAAAGATTGCATACATACGCTCTATCTTAGATGCCTATGGCGTTGACTATACTTTTGCTGAATGCAAAATGACTGGCGTAAATAAACTCCAGCCTTATTATATCCGCATTTATGGTGATTGGGCGAGAAAGATTAACCAAGACCTCAACGGAATCAAGCAGCTACCTGAAGCGTTTGCCTCTTTAACTGGCGAGGGATTTGATGCCTTAATACAAACAATCCAAAAAACGGATGGCTCAATGGATGGCAATTTAACTGTGTGGTCATCAACTGACAGCGTTAACATTGACATCGTGCAGCGTGCTTGCATCTTGAATGGCTGGTTGTTTAAGGTTAAAGTCAACAAAACAAGAAGCGGATTCGCCAACGGCAAGCCTCAATACCTTGCTTCATTTATGCCAGCGTTGCACAAAGCGCAAAAGATAAACGTAAGCGAGCAGGACTACGATGGTTTGGTTCATTGTTTAAATATGCCTTCAGGCTGTTTTGTTACTCAAATAGATGGCAAGGTTGCATTTTCAGGAAACACCGCCATCATCAAGAACCTTGAAACCGATCCTTTACAACGCTTCGTTGACCTCTTAAATATGACCTGCGGAACAAACGTGCAAGTCGGTGGCTATGGTGGTGTTTTAGATTTTAAGATTACCAACGCAGCAAACGGAGGAACAAAAGTAGTAATGAAATACTACCATGGTTTTGGAGGTGGGGGTGCTGTTACTAAAGGCGTAATCCAAGACCAAAGGATGGTAGCGCAATTAGACGGCTACGACATTATATGGATGGGACACGTTCACGAATCATACCATCACGTTAATATGGTTGACTCTTACGATTCGGCTAAATTTGAAATTAATCACAAAGAAGTCCACCAGCTAAGAACCGCAGCCTACAAAGAGGAGTATGAGGATGGCTTTGGCGGATTTCACATTGAGCGTGGCAGACCCGTAAAACCTTTGGGTGGATATTGGATGACCTTGTCAAGCAATAGAAGGCAAGAGCAAGGCTATCGGAAATTGAGTGCGGAAATATCTTTTACCAAAACTGACTAATGACTAAAAACTTTAAGTTAGAAGAATTTGCCTGCAAGTCAGGCGCGCCAATGCCTTTGAGCGTTCGGACAAATATAGAACGGCTGGCAAAGAACCTGCAAGTCTTGAGGGATGAACTCAAAGTGCCAATGACTATCACCAGCGGGCATAGGTCTGCGGAGCATAATAAGAAGATAGGCGGTGCTACCTTTAGCCGACATTTAGTTGGTGATGCTGCTGACTTTAAAGCGCAAGGCATCGCACCGAGCGCAGTCGCTGCTATCATCGAAAGACTGATAAGCGAAGGCAAGATGGAGCAAGGCGGACTAAAGGCTTACGCTACCTGGTGTCATTATGATTGCTCTTTGAAAAAAAGAAGATGGTAAACGAATTGAAAGCATATCGAATAATCTTCGCTGTAACGGCTTTTATTCTTATAAGCATAGCGGTACACCAATGCGATAGAGATAGCGCGACACAGCCCACTAAAATAAGCGAGAGCGTTATCCTTTACGAAATGGCAGTCAGCGAAAGAAAGCAAGCCAAGTTATTATTGGATTCGGTTAGCCTATTAGAGAAGAAAAGGGATACGCTTTACATAACGAGAACCCGAACTATAACCAAATGGGATTCTCTTATCCAAACCCTTCCTGCGGACCAATCGATCCCAGTTAGATTAGATTCGTGCTTAGAAGTCGGAGGCATTGTCTTGGCTGAATTAACATCTTGCGATTCCGTTGTGGAATTTCAAGGCAAGATAATAAACCACTTAGAGGCTGGCTTTCTTAAGATGGATTCCAGCCGTAGTGAGTTAGCTGGCTATTTAGACGAAGTGAATAGAGAAGTAGCAAGACAGCGCAACCAAAAACGATTAGCGTGGATAGCTGCTGGCGCATTTGCTTTGATGGCAATTATCTATTAAGTATCTTTGAAGACCGCTTCATCTCGGTTTTTTGTTTATGTGTATCCCTCGGCAGACGGTCGGGGGATTTTTTTTACTTATTTTTTTTCTTAGAGTATTGTATATTTACGAAAAGGTATTATATTTGCATATACAAAAACAAGAAACGATGACAATTTTTAACCAAACCAAAAGCAAAGCAGTTCGAATTCGTACTGAAAATAGCGGTCAAGTAATGGCAGCATTTGTTCAAATCTACAATGGAGAAGAATCATTAGTGTTAATGAAGTCTTTTGCATCAATTCAGAATGCTACTAAATGGGCAAACAAAATTATCAATTAACCTTAAACCAAAACAAGATGAAAAAACTTACCTACACCACGTCAATGATTCAAAAGAGAGTTCCTGATGAAATCAAAGCAGAGTTAATCGAAATGATTGACATCCGTGTTGCTTCCTTTAAGCGCACCGAAGCAAGCAGAAAGCTGATGGTTGCAAAAGTAAAGGAGGCAGCAAATGGCTGATTCATTTGATAGCGAATTGAACGCTTATAACTCGGCATACGATGCAAGAGCAGAGCGAGAAGAAGAACTTGCCGACCTTATTACTGACCTTTATATTGGCAGCGAATATGCTGACCTCTATCAAAACGGCAAATACCGAGGCTGGCTAAGTCTTGACGAGGCAATCACACGTGCGTTAGAGGATGATGATAATGATGAATGGACAATAAACGATGAAGAAGAATGAAAACGACATATCCAAAAACCGAAATGGCATTTAACGAGTGGGCGCAATATATCCACTCCGAAGCAGCCAAAGTACACCCTTCCTTGCTGGATTACATTAAATATCCGCAAGTGTATCAAACACAATTTGAAAAAGTAATTGACGAAAAGTAAAATAATTATTGTATATTTAATAAACAAAAAACAAGATGAGCAAAACAATCCACACCGCACTATTGAGCGCAAAGCAAGAGTTAGGCAAAGTGCCTAAGAACTCCAGCAATCCTTTCTTTAAGTCCAAGTATTTTGACATCAACGGACTTTTAGAGGTGGTAGAACCAATCTTACACGCTCACGGCTTATTCGTTCTCCAGCCGATTATCGATGGCAGCGTAGTTACACAAATTTGGCACGCTGAATCACGGGAGAAAATAGAAAGTTCGATGAAGCTATCTAACATTGTTGATCCGCAGAAGCAGGGCAGCGAGGTGACTTACTATCGTAGATACACCCTCCAATCATTATTGGCAATGCAAGCAGACGATGACGATGGTAACGCAGCAAGCAAAGCACCGCAGAAGCTACCTACCCTCACAAAGAGCGACCCGATGTACCCAAAGATAGCACCAGCAATTGCAAGCGGTCAACGCAAGTGGGAAGATCTATTAAAGAAGTACATTATACTTCCTGATATGATGGCAGATTTAGAGTTGGAAATAATAAACATCAAGGAAAATGCTTGACCTAATCGAACTAACCGAAAGCGAGATTAGCAAAGAATCATTAAGGACATGGTCAAAGAAGATGATAGACTTAATTGAGGATGGCTATTTAAATGCCCTTGAAGCCCGTATAAAAGCAAAAGCTATTATTTTAGCCTTAACGGATGTAATTACAACTACTGATGACTTAGCGCAAGATGCGCATAATGAACATGGAACTAAGGTAGTTGAAATCTTTGGTGCGCAATCAACTTACAAAGATGGTGCTGTGACTCCTGATTACGAACAAGACCTTATTTGGCTGCATCTAAAAGAGCAAGTCAAACAGAGAGAGGAACTGCTTAAGATGGCATTTAAGTCTAAAGACGCAGAGATAACCGACACGACAACTGGCGAAGTAGTGCCAAAGGTTCAACCGAAATACGCTAAGAGTTCAATTTCAATTCAATTTAAATAAACAACAAAATGGCATACGAATCTAAAGCTGGAGATGTAAGCATCTTCAAAAACAACACCGAAAACCCAAAAGCACCGCAGTATACCGGCACGTGTATCGCACCTGATGGAACGACCTACCGAATCTCTTTATGGGTAAAGGAGGGCGCAAAGGGCAAGTTCTTTTCGGGTAGGATGGAAACACCTAACGCACAAAAAGCAGTTGAACCCTTTAACTTAGAAACCAATGACCTCCCTTTCTAAATCACTTGAGCAAGTAGTTGTACCGATAGACAACTACTACGATAACATCCTGTATTTTTCCAAGGGATGGATAAAAGAACATGGGTATTTTACTACCGAGATACTGCGGTCTGCATACGAGAGTCAAACGACTCTAATACCTGCCGAGCCGAGAGTTTACGGAGCAGTTGTGAAAGACCTACAAAAAGAAAAGATGATCCAGCACAGCGGTTATACGACAGCGCAAAATAAACAAGCGCATAATAGGCCGATAAGTCTTTGGAAAGTCCAATAGTTTTTGTACTTTTGTAGGAGTTAATCGAATAGAAGTCGCAGTCTATTCGATTGACCTAAGTGTTAATCACTTTAACCCCCTTCGACTGCGACTCGTTGGGGGTTTTTTCATTAATTATGAAAGACCCAGCATTTTTATTTTACAGCAGCGATTGGCTAACTGGCTGCCAATTTATGAGCATGAACGAACGAGGTGAATATATTACCTTGTTAGCTGCCCAGCATCAAAACGGACACCTTGACCCGAAAAGGCTTGGGTTTCTTTTGGGTTATGGTTGGGATATGGTTTCGGATATTGTCAAGTCAAAATTTGTTTTAGACGAAAATGGTTTGATTTACAATGAGCGTTTAGAGGCAGAAGCAGAGAAGCGCAGCCAATACGCTGATAAACAACGCAATAACGGAATGAAAGGGGGAAGACCTAAGAAGGATGAAAACCCAAAAGAAACCCAAACTATAACCCAACTAATAACCCAAAGTAAACCCAAAAATAACCCTACTGAAAATGAAAATGAAAATGTAAATAGAGTTAGAATAGAAGATAATAAAAAGGTGTGGTTTGATGTTTTTTGGGATAAGTACAATAAGAAGCAAGACAGCAAGAAGTGCTTGGACAAATGGCTAAAGCTTTCGGATAACGAAATCAACGCTGCGCTTGACAAGGTAGATGAATACGTTCACTCTACTCCCGATGTGCAGTTTAGGAAAAATCCATTAACTTGGCTGAATGGTAAATGCTGGGAGGATGAAATTATTATTCCTACCTTAAACACAAAAATAAGCAACTTTGAAAAAGCAGTAAAAGCAGACCTTCACTCAATGATTATTTATGATAACGACAACGAATAACAGCCAAGCCGTTCAAGCCTACCAAGGTAAGCAATGCGCTCAAATGCCACAGCAAGACTTGCTACCTGAAATCCTTAACCAGTACAAGATGGTTTGCGCTTACGCTGGGCAGCAAGTAACGAACGACCAGCACACCCTCAATCTTATCGTGCGTATGATCGAAACTGACTTGAAGCAGACACGATGTACCCTTGACCAGTTTAAGATAGCTGTAAACGAAGGTATGAGGTCAGGAGAGGTATATTCAGCTAACGCACCAGCTACTTATTTAAAGTGGGTGTATGCCTACTTGGATAAAGTCAAGATGGAATTGGCAGCGCACCGCAACAACCAATCATTTCAGCCGTACGAAATGAGCGAAGAAGAAAAGCTAAACACAGCCATCGAGCATCTCGTGACAATGTATCACAAGTTCAAAAGCGGACAAAGTTTTTTGGATGGTGGCAGTGCTGGGTACTTGTGGCTGGAAAAGATAGGGCAGATTAATGTATCTATTGACGAGAAAGCCGAGATGTTTGAGAAGTCAAAAGATAGAGCCATTGCAGCTATAAAAGCGAAAAGGGATAACGCTGAACGATACGAGGCAAGGACTATCCAGTCCCTCTTAAACGCTATTGAGCAGCGACCAAAAGACATACCGGAACTTAGATTTGAGCAGATAAAGATTTGCAGGGATGACTTGCTTCGCCAGTACTTTCGAAAAAACAATTTAACACACGACTTTTTATATGAAATTTTCCAAGAACATCAAGCTAAGTAAAGCCAAAGCCGACAAGTACTTTTCGCTGTACATTCGGCAAAGAGATTCCGAGAACGGAAGGGCTAAGTGCTGCACCTGCGGTAAGTATGTAAGCGAGTTTGACTGCGGTCACTTTATCTCAAGACGATTTGAAGCAACAAGGTTTGACGAGAAGAACGCAAATGCTCAATGTTTAAAGTGTAATAGATTCGAGAACGGCAACCAGTACGAACACGGGCAGTTTATAGATCAAAAGTGGGGCGAAGGTACAGCAGAGCAAATCTTATTCAAGTCAAAGATGCTGTGCAAAAAAAGTCAGGCTGACTACGAGTTTATAGCAGAGGAGTTCAAAAACAAGCTATGAAACAAGACATCCACAATTTAGCCAGCCGATTAGACTTTGGCATTGACGATTTGCTGTCAGTCGATGCGGTGCTGGTTAAAAAGTATTTGATTATCTACCGGCTAAGTAAAACGCACACCATCCAGGAGATAACCGATGCCTTTGGATACTCTAATAGGCAAAGCATCTATTCAGCTATAAGAAAAGCAAGAGGCTGGATAAGCATTGACAAGGAGATAAAAGAAATGTATCAATCTTTGATTTAAATTATTTTTATTTAAAGAGATACAACTAATGTGAATAAGTGTATATTTGTGAACAATTAAACAACTAAAGATGAAGGCGCAAATTAGAATTGACTTACAAGGGCAGCACCTGCACGTTGCTGCTCAAAGGTTTAGGCTATCGAATCGGATAGACCTAAAGTATTACGAGAACTTTGATTCGTTGAGAGATGCACGGCAGTACCTGCTTGACCTTTCGCAAGACTTGGAAGATACCGAGTTAGGTGATGATTGGTTATCTTACGACAGCGTGACAGCTTACATTGTAACCGAGAAGGAGGAGATGTTATGAGGGTGTTTTATTTCATCCTTGCATTCTTTGCCGTGCTAATCGAAAGCGACCGAGTGGATCAGTTTGTCTGCTGGGTAATTGATGCGCTGGCATTAAGTGCTTTTTGTGTATTCCTTGCCTTCTTTGGCACGATAGCCATAGGCTTAATTTTTAACTGATATGAAATATTTAGAAGGATTAATCGAATGGGAGTCTAATGGATTAAAGGGCATTCCTACTAATTTATTACAAGAGTACATTGTTGATTTGCAGTGTGAATTAGAGAATAGAAAGAAGGCATTTGAGGGCGAATCAAATCAAAACATGAATAAAATACAAGACCTCGCATTACCCAAGACTGCTGTTATAAGCCGTTTATTTTCAGATTTAGCAACAAAGCACAATGTAAAAGTTGATGATTTGAATTTGCACATAAGTTGTAAAACGCTTTATATTCAGAAATACACGCCTAATAGCAAGAACGAATATGAGTGCTTGGAGATGGTCGACTTAAATGGCTTATAACTAAAGGCTTGGCGCATAAAACACAAAACTAAAAACTAATATGAAAACACCTATTGAATTAGCAATCGAAGTGATTGCCGACTTACCGACCGAAGTGCTAAACGCTTCGAGTATAAAGCAAGTCGTTATCGGCTTACTTAAGCAAGCAGCCGTACACGAAAGAGAGCATTTAACCCTTGCTTTTATGGAGGGGCAATCAACACCAAAGGCATCCTTTGAGATGTGGTTTAACAAGAAATACAAAAAGACTGAAAGGACAAACGATGACACCGAATGAAATAATTGAAAGGGTAGCTATCTACCGAGGCGTGAGCATCCAGCAAATGCTGGGCAAGTCAAGAAAGCAAGAGATAGTAAACGCACGACATGGAGCGCAGTATTTAGTGATGAAGCACTGCTCTAAACTAAAACAAGAAGCTATGGCGTTGCCTTTCAATCGTGACCGCACTACATTACTCCACGCAAGGGATGCTGTCAATGATTCGCTTGCGATTAACGATGGGCAGTTTCGATGGATCAACAATGTAGAACTTGGAAAGGGCTACGGAGATAAAGTCTTAGAGAAGCTATTTGCAGCCAAAGAGTGTATGGACAAAGGCTACACGGGAGAAGCCAAGAAGATTGTAAACGACGCCATTGAGTTAAGGCAGTCTTTTCTTGACAGCTTGGAGGAGTTAAAATTACAACAACTAAACGCCAAGTAAATGAAATATCAGCACGTTCCTACTGGCGTATTTTATGACCAGCCTAATCATACAAACTACCACCCTAACGATTTTAAGCTGGTAGAGAAAGAACCACACTACAACCAGCAACCGATTGAGGTTATTGATATGATGCTATCTATTTACGGCAAACAAGCTGTCATTTATTTCTGCTTGCTTAATTCTTTTAAATATAGAATGAGGGCAGGGCATAAAGACGATGCGATTAGGGATATAGAGAAAGCCTTGTGGTACGAAAAAAAAGCTAAAGAGTTGGAAATCAAATAAAATAACTATATTAGCAGCCGTGAAGGCAAGGCAAATCATAATGCAGCTTTATGATTCAGGCGAACTGATGAAGGCTTGCAAGTCAATAGGCAGCACTTACTCTGACGATTTATGTCAAGAGGTGCTGCTTTGTCTTTTTGAGAAACCCGAAGCCAAGATTTTAGAAGCGCACGACAAAGGGTATTTTCGGTTTTACGTTGTTCGCATTGTGATGAACTTTGCCAACTCTAAAAACTCCAGCTTTCACAAGAAGTACCGAAATAGGGATGAAGTCATACCGATTAATCATTTAGGTCAAGTGGGCGAAATGCCAGTCGAATCTTATCTTGAATCTCACGGCATAGACTTAACCGCCCCCGATTACGACTATCAAAAGGACTTGGAAACCCAAGGGAAGATAGACCGATTAGAGGTGGCTTATCTTAGACTTAACAACGAAAGTGAGTTTCCTTACGAACAAAAACTACTTGACTTACATTTAACCTTAAGGAACAAACGAGCGGTCAGCCGATTGACTGGCATTCCTTATCGAACCGTTTGTCATAACTTAGACACAATCTATAAATCATTAAAGGATGCAGCACTTAATTATTAGCGCACTTGCTGGCTTAGCTGGCTATTCATTTGTTATGTTAGCAGGCTTTAAGCTAAAAGGGAAACCTTTGAACTGCCAAGTTTGTATGGCTTTTTGGTTTGGCTTGATTACCTCTTTATTAGTTGAGCCTTCTTTTTACGCACCAGCCGTAGGGTTCGGGGCAATGTGGTTTGCAGCAATGGCACAAAAAACTTTACTAAAATGAACCAAGACCAATATCTACAACTAAGGACAGCACGACCTTACCTTGACCAATACCACGCTGTTGGAAGCGTATCTATTCCGCACGATGTAGCGCAGATGATGCAAAAGGTACATGGTGAACTTTACGGAGGTTCGTTTAACAATTGGTGTCAGGCTTGCGTTATCGAAGCACTTACAAAATTGATGGTGGCTTTTGACAAGTACGAAACTAAAAGCGCACCGGTAATTGTTTCACAAGAGGCTAAAGTCAAAGCCAATGTCACCAAGCGAAGCAGCAAACGTAATTCAAATACTAACTAATACGCTGGAGGCTATCTGCGACACGGAGGTAGATAATGCGTATGAAGTAAAACAAAAGCTGATTGATAAGATAAGCGAACTAATAGACAAGCTATAATGGGAACAGCAGCAGGAAGAACAAAATACATTGAAACACCTGAAAGGTTATGGGAACATTTTGAGTCTTACCGAAAGCAGACTAAATCTAACCCTCGAAAGAAAATGGTGTTTGTTGGCAAAGATGGCAACAAAGATTATGAGTTGCTTGAAACCCCATTGACAATGGAGGGCTTTGAAAATTGGTGTGCTGACAACGAAATAGCGCAAGATTTAGGTCAGTATTTTGAAAATCGTGATAATAGGTATTTAGAATATGTTGCTATCTGTTCACGTATTAGGCGTGCAATTCGCCAAGATCAAATTGAAGGTGGCATGGTAGGTCAATACAATGCGAGCATTACGCAGCGTTTAAACAACTTGGTAGATAAGCAACAAACAGAAATCAAACAAGAACAGCCTTTATTTCCCGAATCTTAGCAAGGTGGTAAAAGTTAACGGAAAAACAATTATATTTGTAAATGGAAAAATGGAAAGATATAATTGGATACGAGGGGCTTTACGAGGTTTCTAATATCGGAAACGTAAGAAGCAAGGGTAATGGAAATTCAACAAACCCCCAGCATTGTGTTGCAAAACCAATCACGCTAAGATTAAAGGGGGCTGGGTATTATCAAGTCAAGCTGTTTAAAAACGGAAAGAGAAAATACCATATGGTTCATAGGCTTGTGGGATTTGCCTTTATTACAAATAAAGAATTGAAAAGCCAAATTAATCACAAAGATGGCAACAAGATAAACAATTGCGTTTCTAATTTAGAGTGGGCTACACCAAGCGAAAATATTAAACATTCTTTTGATACCGGTTTAAATATCAAGGCAAAGGGAAAAGACAATCCACAAAGCCTTGCTGTGTTGCAGTTAGATATAAATGGAAAGATTATAAAAGAATGGGGAAGTATAAAGCAAATATTGCGTGAACAAGGCTATAATACCGTTGGTATTATTAAGTGTTGCAAAAAAGAAAAACGATACAAAACAGCATACGGATACAAATGGGAGTACAAACATTTATACGCACAAGCGCAATAAACAAGCTACTGCAGATGACCGCCCGAAAGAAAGTAGTCCAGGGTGGAACATCTGCAGGGCGTTAACCCCCTTTGGCAACGGAGGGGGTGAATTGGAAAGACGTTTGGAATATTGCCTATTTTAATAGATTTGGCAGCACGTGCATCGCTAAAAGAAATTAGCGTTGTTTCGGAATCTATACCTCATCTTCGACGGGGTGCGATTAAGGATTTTAAGAAAATAATGGTAGCCACAAATCGATGGAGAAATGAAGGCTGGAATAGTACATTGTTGACTTATAGATTTAGCAATGGAAGTTATATTGAGTTTTTTTCTGCAGACCAAGAAGAAAAATTACGAGGCGCAAGAAGGCAGGTTCTTTATATCAATGAGTGCAACAACATAACTTTTGAATCATATCATCAATTAGCAATAAGAACAAGTGAAGATATTTGGTTGGACTTTAATCCAACTGCTGAATTTTGGGCGCATACCGAAGTTTTAAAAGAGCCTGATTCCGAATTAATTGTTTTAAATTATTTAGATAACGAGGCGCTTCCTGACACAATTAAAAAAGACATAGAGCAAGCACGGGAAAAAGCAAAGACATCTGAATATTGGGCTAATTGGTGGAAGGTGTATGGGCTTGGTCAAATTGGAACGCTTCAAGGGGCTGTTTTTGAGAATTGGGAACAAGTTGATGACATTGATAGAATCAATTGCAAGTTTGTTTCGCTTGGATTAGACTGGGGATTTACCAATGATCCAACTGCTTTAATTGCTGTATGGAAAAAGGGAGATGATTTGTATGTTGAAGAATTAATTTATGAAAGAAATTTGACCAATCAAGATATAGCATCAAAAATGAAAGCAATGGCTATAAACCGAACCCAAGAAATAATTGCAGACAGCGCAGAGCCAAAAAGCATTGAAGAAGTTCATAGGCTTGGGTTTAACATACATCCAGCAAAAAAGGGGCCTGATAGCATACGCAACTCAATTGACATATTAAGAAGGCAAAAGATACACGTTACTAAAAACAGCGTGAATCTTATTAAGGAATTTAGAGAATACAAGTGGAAGCAAGACAAGAATGGTAAAATGCTTGACGAGCCAGTAGATTTCCAAAACCACGCTATTGATGCGCTTAGATATGTGGCACTCAATAAATTAAAAGTGGCTAACTCAGGAAAATATTTTATATTGCAGGCGTAAAACGACAACGATGAAAGCGCAGACCTTTATTTTTGTACACGACCAGCAGATTGTATTAGACTACATTCAAGCTGGCAAGTTTGACCAATTACCCGATGTAAGGTATGTGTTTTTAGGGCAGCGACCGATTAACTTATTAGACCAGTTTATTGGCGAAAAGAAAGTTATCGTAGCGAGAAACCTACCCGACAACATCGAACACCTCCCGAACTTAGTGGCTTGGACTGGCTGGTACGCTGTGGCACGAAACGGACTAATCACAGCCGACATCGTTAATCTATTTGAGTACGATGTAAACTTATTGGGATGGAAGCAGCCAATGTCTTCGGCAGCTTACTTTTGGCATCCTTACGCTGATAATACGTGGTGGAACTACAACGGAATAAAGCCTGAACTACGGAGGCTGGATGTATCGGTCAGCAATGACCCTTTACCGATGACGTCCAATTATACGCTGTTTATTGATAAGATTCATCCCTTTATTAATACATTAATGCAGAGCGACCTTGACCCCGAACACGAGCAAGCTGGTCACATCGTGGAGAGATATTGCAGCGCATACTTTCAGTTTAAGGTCACGGCTGCTGGTGGACTTACACACATTTACGCTGACAGCCACGGCACGCAAGGCAGGGGGCAATCATACATTGAGATAAAAAACAGACTGCTATGAGCCAATTTAAAACCGACCTTCTTGACCTGCGCCTATGCGACAACATGGAGTTAATGGCGCAATATCCTGACAAGCATTTTGAACTTGCGATTGTTGATCCTCCGTATGGTATTGGTGAAGATGGCTGCAAAAATCACTCAAGAGGAAAAGCAACAAAAGCAACAAAATACACGCCTAAAAATTGGGATAAACAACCCCCAAATCAAGAATATTTTAATGAACTATTTAGAGTATCTAAAAATCAAATTATTTGGGGCGCAAATTATATGATTGATAAAATACAAAAGCCATCAATGGGGTGGATATTTTGGGATAAAGGTATGGAATTTCAGGATTTTAGCGACGGAGAATTGGCTTATACAAGTTTTGAAAAAGCATTAAAAAAATATCGTTTTGTATGGAACGGAATGTTACAAGGTGACATGAAAAATAAAGAAACAAGAATACACCCAACTCAAAAACCTACACAATTATATAAGTGGCTGCTACATAACTACGCCAAACAAGGCGACAAGATACTTGACACGCATCTTGGAAGCATGAGCATTGCAATAGCTTGCCACGACTACGGATACCACTTAACTGGTTGCGAACTTGATCATGACTATTTTGCCGATGGAATAAAGCGTGTAAATTCACACATAAAACAACTAAGCCTTTTTGCATGATAAGAGTGGTAAACTACGGAAGCGGTAAATACGAGCAGCTTGCAAATACGCAGTTTGTAAATGGCTTGCCTTTGAGAACTTATACCAACCCATCCCCTAAAGGAAGGGGTGATAACTATTGGAGGTGGAAGCCCGAAATACTCTTAAACACCATGACTAAATACAAAGGAGATTTCATCCTTTACATTGATGCTGGTGATTACCACACGGAGGACTTTTGGAAGTGGCTAACTGCCTACGTTGTTGTTTCGGATAACCTATTTGTCAGCAGAGGGTATTTACATAGAGAGTGGACTAAAGCCGATTGCTTAGAAGCAATGGGGATGCTGCCTTGTATTGAGAGAATAGACCATCAGCTTGAAGCTGGGTTAATAGGTCTAAGGGCAAACGATGAAAATATCGCACTTGTAACCGAGTGGAGAGAGTGGATGCAAGACGAGCATTTAGTGAACGATGCGCCCAGTCAAATCCCAAACCATCCCGATTTTAAAGAGCATAGGCACGACCAAGCTATTTTGACAAACTTAGTGCTTAGAGATAAATACCCAATTCAACGAGTAAACCACGTAATATGGAACGCAAGATCTTAGAGAAATTAGACTACTCGCATCCGTGGGTAACAGCAAAGGAACACATTTTGCAAGTGTATGACGAAGCCAAAAGGCTAAAAGGTCACGCATTAGACATCGGCTGCTTCCAAGGTCACTCTGCGTTAGCTATGGGTTTGGCTGGTATGGAAGTATCGTTAGTTGATATTCATATTGATTACTTAGACAAAGTGACCGACTTGCTGGAAGGTCACGGATGCAAGGTAAACACCGCAGCAATGTGCGAGAGCGCAAAGGTTCTAAATTGGATTGAGCCAGTCGAAATGATAATGCACGATGCGCAGCACGGACAATCGGTAGTTCCTGAATTGCTTTTATTTTGGGAAAAGGTAAAGTCAGGCGGTACGTTTATCATTCACGACACCGACCAAATAGACTTAGCTGGCTTTATCAAAGCGTTAGGCTACCCCGAAAACAAAACCACAGCAGACGAGCGTGGAAGGTGCTTGTCTATATTTTACAAGCCATGAAATTTACATCCCTAACTATTGACCAATTCCAACGCATCGCAGCCATAGAGGCTACTGGCGATGAGCAAATTAAGAAAGTGGCTATCGTTGCAGTCCTCAAAGGAATTAGCTTAGACGAAGCGAAACAGCTACCTATGACCGAGGTGGGCAAGGCGTACAAGGCAATCGAAGATGAGATGAAGGATTTGCCAAAGTTGCAATATAAGGAAACCTTTACCCTAAATAAAAAGCGTTACAAACTTTCGTTGTTTACCGACACTTTAACCGCTGGTCAGCTGATTGAGATGATGAGTTACGAAATGGCAGACGAGTACCAAGTCATTCAAAACCTTCATAAAATAATGGCTACGCTTGCGAGAGAGCGCAAGTGGTTTAGGACTTTACCTTACGATGGGGCAAAGCACCACGAAAGAGCAGAGGAGTTCAAGCAGCTTACAATGAAGGAAGTGTGGGGTGCTGTTAGTTTTTTCTTGTTAGCCTCCGAAGGCTTTATGACGATTATCAAGGATTATTCGGAGGCGGTGCTGAAGACGATGGACAAGGAGTTAACCTCGCTAAGAAATACGGCTGGATAGTCGTTGTGGATTCTTTGGCTATGGGTGACGTTCTCAAATGGGATGCCATCTTTAATTTAAACGCAAGGCAGTTTTTAAACTACGTTCAGTATTACGCAGACAAGAAAGAGGTCGAAGCAATGAAAAGCCAATAAAAGTGGGTCTTTACATTTACTTGTAATGGACAAGCTATTACAAATCGAATCTATCCAAGGCACGGACTTTGTCGGTCTTAGCACAGCCGAACTGACTGGCGTTAAGAAGGTGCTGGGTGCGTTTGCAAAGCAGGTAGTTTTAGATTCTCAAAAGAACCTTGATAAGGGCGGTCGTTTTGGTCAGTACAACGCTTCTTTTAATCTTCGGCAGTCTATTGACCCATCACAAGTAAGGGAGGAGGGAAATGGGTACACCGTAGAAATTTCAATGGCTGACTATTGGAAGTTTCTTAACGAGGGTGTACTTGGCAAGCAGTCAGGCAACAAAGCGCAAGGCAGTCCATTCCAATATGGGAAAAATGCACCTATCCCGACAAGGGCAAGCATTGAAAAATGGATGCAACAAAAGTCAATAGTCCCCGAAGATGGTGGCTCACGCAAAGGCTTGGCTTATGTAATCCGCAGAAGCATTATAAATACTGGCACGCCTCGAACCCTATTCTTTGACAAGGCACTACCCGATTCACTTATAAAAGTATTAACCGAAGATGTAGCCGAGGCGTTCGGCAAGTCCATTTCTATCTCTATAAAAGTATGAGCGTAACTATTCTATCACAGCCGAGCGTTACACTAAGCGCTGACAACGCTTTGTTCGTTGTTTCAGGCAGTAACTTTGCAAGCGGTAACTACCGCTATGTCGCAGACGTAAGCGGAACGACTTTATTAAGCCGATTGAAGTGCGACAAGCTGCCAAACAACCAAGGCTTTTTTAACGTGGCGAGGGTAATTGAAACGCTTGTGCCTATCACAAAGCCAGCAGTTACGTTTTATCAAGATCCGTTAATTGCTTCGACTTATCAGGTAGGATTTAAAGAGGAATACGGAACGCCACCAGTAGTAGCAAGCGGTGTGACCACAGCAAGCGGTATCGTATTCCAAGGCTACAAACGCCAATGGGAAGATTTTGTATCAAGTGGCTATTACACATCAGGCTCAACGGCTAAGATACTATCAAAGCAGCCTACCAAAAGAAAGATAAGAGCAGGCGAGAATGACTTTGTATCGGTGCTTTTCAGCATACTTTCCGTAGTGCCATCAGGTCAAGTGGTAATAACTAACAACCTTCGCAGCTTTTCAGTTACGTCAGGATTAGCTGTAAGCGACCCTTTGGATGGAATGTGGAATACTGGTCTTAACGGAATATCGTCACTCGCAAGCGGTCAAACATCCGACAGCAGAGTAGGCAGCTATCAAATGGGTGCTTGGAGCAATCAAAAAGAATACGACTTTTACAACGCAAGAGCAACAGCCGATGGTGCGGTAAGTGATTCCAACGCTTGTGCCTTTGGCATCTTTAACGGCTTGGTTGATTTTTACAGCGATGGCAGCTATACCGTTGCGGTCAAATACTTAAAGCCATCCGTTACTGATTATTACAGCGAGGGCAGAACGACCGAAGCCTACACGATAGACTATGAGTTCGAGGACTGCGAGCGGTTTGTGCCACAGCGTTTGTTCTTTAAGAACTCGTTAGGTGGCTTTGATGGCTACACCTTTACGATGAAAAATAGAAAGGTCGGCACAATGTCAAAGCAGACCTTTGGCAAGAACCAAAACATCTACGGAACTAAGGTAGCCGAAACGATTTATTCAGGGCAGTTTGAGGAAACCTTAACTCTTAATAGTGATTGGCTTATAGATGCGAATTGGATGTCGGAGTTGATTTACTCACCGCAAGTCTATCTGCAAATCGGTTCGGAGTTGGTAGAGGCAATCGTCAACACCTCATCATTCACCTTCCACACAAGACCGCAAGACAAACTACAACAGCTACAAGTCGAAGTTAAGATAGCCTATAAAAACAACGTGATATGAGTACGTTAATCATTTATCCGCTTAACGATGACAACGTAGAAGTGCCGTATGTTTTAGACTGCGATGAGGTAGATATCAGCTTGACCTTTTCCGTTCAAGACATTCAAGATGTAACCAAAAGGAGGGGTTCGTTTAGCAAGACGATAACCCTTCCCGGCACTGGTGCAAACAATCAAGCCTTCGGACACGCCTACAACATTCAATCGTTTGTCGGTGGCTTCACTCCGAATAAACGAATTAGGTGTACGCTTTGGAACGAGGGCATCCAAACATTTACGGGTACTTTGCAGCTTCTTAGTATAACCAAGATGAATGAGCAAATCAACTACGAGGTAGGAATATACTCGGAGGAGATTGCTTTTTTTAGGCAGATAAACGAAACCAAGTTAGCAGCAACGGTTGGAGTTAGTGGCTTTAATCATAACGTGACAGCGGCTATTGCAAGCGGTACTTGGACTGGCACGGCTGGTAGTGGATATGTGTACGGCTTCTTGGATGGATCGGGTTATTCGGATGTTACCCCTAATATCTTTTTGGGGCAGCTTTCTTTGTTGATTCCGTTTCTTTCTTTAACGCCTTCGTTTTACGTTAAGCAGTTGGTTGATTTAATCTTTGCCCAAAGTGGGTATCGGTATGAATCAACTTTCTTTAACTCCGCACGATTTAAGAAACTCGTTCTTCCGTACGCTGGTGGTGCGTTTTTGCAGAACGATTTAACGGCACAAAATAGCAATATCACCTCGCCATCACTTGCAGCAAATGAGGGTAATTTCCCAATAATAGAAAGCCTTAATGATATTAACTTACATTCTGCAATTGTTCCTTTTGACACAGCCATAACCGATGCGCAAGCGTATTGGGATTTAACTGACTCTTATCTTACTAACGTACCTTATTACACTAATTGGGATGTCAGCTATACTTTGACTTTAAATAATAGCTTTACAACTTTTCAGCTTCCTTTTTATGTAGCTATTTGCGACCGAACTACTGGGCAGCCCATCAACCAGCCTAATTTTGGATTAGCTTATATTGAGAACAAAGAGTCTTTAAATGAGGTTTGGTATAGTGGAATATTAGATCCGTTAGAAACAAGGACATTTAATTTTCAAGGAACTATTCGTTTAAATCCTGACCAAGAGATTGACTTGCGGATTTTTTATAGAATTAGCGATTTAGTAGAAAACCCGTATAGGTTAAGCATTACCGACCAAGGTGCAGAAATTTCAATGATTTGCACCAACAACCCTTATGTGACTGGCGCAGCAGATATGATAAAGGCGTTACCGCCTGACATTACCCAAGCCGATTTATTAAGCGACTTGCAGAAGATGTTTAATCTTTATTTCTATCAATCCCCAACCGACCCTGACCTTATTTACATTGAGCCGTTTAATACGTTCTATTCAAGCGGTAGCGTTGATTGGACAATGAAGGTTGACAATACCGACAAGCACCTTTTGCAGATGGGTGATCCACAAGCACGCAAGCAAATCACTTTTAAATACAAAGATTCGGGCGATGCCTTGGGCAATCTATATTCTGACACATTCCCCGAAGGCTATGGAGCAAGGATATTTGAAACCAATAATTACTACGCCAAAGGCGAGCAAGTAGTCGAAACCAAATGCGCTACGGTTATTCCAGCTTCGTTTGGTACTGGCTTAGTAATCGGTAGGACTTTCGATATTGATTCCAACAACAAGCCAAAAGCAAGAGCAAACGGATATAGAATAGCACAATACAATTACGTATCTATTCCAAACAATAGTCCGTGGATTTATTTGACTGCATTGCCTGATACCGTAGTGGGAGTAACAAGCATCCCTTTTATTAGTCATATCGATAATCCTTACGACCCGACCTTCGACCTTGCTTTCGGTATGCCAAAGAATCTTTATTTCAAAGTGTTTGATGGTGCTGCTTATGAAGATTACGACAATACCAATCTATTCAATACCTATTGGAGGAATTATCTAATAGAAACCACCTCAAAGGAATCGCTGCAAATAGAGATACCAGTAATTCTTGACCCCGTTGATATCTATCAGCTTGACTTTAGAAAGCCGATATACATTGAAGGAATCTTATTTCGATTGTTAGAGGTCAGAGATTACACCATCGGAGGCTCTCAAAAATGCACAGCAATCCTTCGCAGAATCCTTAATCTTGCACAACCAGCGACTGGCGCAGTAGAGGTTAACACCTTCTTTGACTCGTCTACTTTAGTGCTTGGCGAAATGAAACCACAAATAGTAACACCTAACAATATTCAGTAATGGCAGACGTACAAAAGGAAATAGCACTAAAGGTCACGACCGATGTAGGTCAAACCACAACCGCTTTAAAGTCTGCGGAGGAAAGGCTGGGCGAAGCCAAGAAGGCGATGCTTGATTTGGCTTTGGCTGGCAAGCAAGGCTCAAAGGAGTTTAGGGCGTTAGCTGTCGAAGCTGGTGCGTTAAAGGGTAAGATTGAATCGGTTGAGCAGACCGTTGATGGATTAGGCAAGAGCGCAAACAAGATTGAAGTCTTTACCGGTGCTGTTCAAGGCATCGCTGCTGGCTTTGCTATCGCACAAGGCACGGCTGCTTTGTTTGCTGAAGGTAACGAGGAACTGCAAGAAGCACTCGTTAAGGTGCAGGCATCGCTGGCTTTATTACAAGGAACTGAACAAGCCGTGCAGTTGCTAAGAAAAGAAAGCGCAGCAGGACAAGCCTTATTGACAGCAAGGACAGCGGCTTATAATGTAGTAGTAGGTGCATCAACTGGCGCACTAAAGCTGTTTAGAATTGCATTGGCTGCTACTGGAATAGGTTTAGCCGTAGTTGCGATTGGCGCACTGGTTGCTAATTGGGATAAACTTACTAAGGCTGTTACCGACTTTGTTAGCGGGTCGCCTGCGTTGACTAAAGTGTTAAAGTTTATAGGTGACACCTTTACAAGCATTGGAGAATCGCTTGGCTTTGTAGAAAAACAATCGGTTAAAAACCTAAAGACGCTAATTGAGGCAGCGGAAAAAGAAAAAGAAATATTAGAAGCGAAAGGCAAAGATACAGCACGAATCGAGCAAGATATTCTTAATCTAAAGTTAGGGTTAGCAAACGAAACAAAAGAGGGCATTAATGAAGCCGAACAAGCTATAACTGTTTTTGCTGCTAAACAAAATGCAGAGCGTGCCAAATTAGATAAAGAAGCAACAGACAAAAAGATTGAAAACAGCCTAAAGGTAAAGCAGCAAAGGATTGCAGACCTTGAAGCAGAATTGTCATTTCTCAATCAATTAGGCAAAGAGTCGATTGACTTAGAAGAAACAATATTACGCGAAAAACTACGCTATGCAGAACTAACCAAAACGGGCGTTATGCAAGCACAAGCGGAGTTGCGCTTGTTCTTAATGCGTGATGAATTATTACGGCAAGCAGATCAAAAAGAAGCTAATAAAAAAGAATTTGAAACAAGGGTTGAAGCCAATAAAGAATTGGCTCGTATCAATGAGGAGCTTAGAAGAAGCAAGCTAACCGACTACCAAAGGGAGCAAGAAGATTTCTTAGCACAGAGAGCAAAGATGATGGAGTTGATGCGTGCATCGGGTGCTTCGGAAATAGAGTTGCAGCTATTTGCATCAAACACGGCAGCAATGATACGTAACGCTGCCAATGAAAAAGAGGTAGAAGATGCAAAGGCAAAAGAAGATAAAAAATTAAGCAACCAAAAAGCTGCGATTTTTGCGAGTATTGAGGTTGCCAAAATGGGATTGCAAGGCATTGCTGACCTTGCTGCATTTTTCGCAGGAGAAAGTGAAGCGCAACAAAAAAAGGCGTTTGAAATACAAAAGAAAGTAAACATAGCCACCACAATTATTGATGGTGTTTTAAGCGCACAAAAAGCGTATGCCTCACTTATCGGAACTCCTATTGTAGGACCAGTGCTTGCTCCTATTGCTGCTGGCGCAGCCATTGCTGCTTCATTGGCACGAGTAAGGGCAATACAAAGCACTACATTTGGTGCGACATCAGCACCATCTAATACTGGAGGCGGTGGAGGAATACCGACTGGCGGTGGAGGGCAACAGCAGCCACCAGCAGCCTTTAATCCTAACGTAACACCTACTAACCCAACTGGACAGCCAAACCCACAAGGAGGGCAGAACGGAACGACAAGAGTAATAGTAGTTGAATCGGATATTAGGAGAGTAACAACAAGGGTTGATGCAGCCGAAAGATTTGCTACCTTTGGGAATTAAGCGTTTCATAATTTAGGTTTGACCCTGTGCAGAGATGCACGGGGTTTTTGCATACTTAGCCTTATTCTACATTTTAAGGCATGGAGTTACCCCTTTACAAACTGACAATAGACGAGGAAAGCGAGGGCGTTGATTACGTTGCGCTAACCGATATGCCAGCAATCGAAAGAAACTTTCAGGCATTCTCACAAAAGCAAAGGTTCAAAGAATCCGCTAAAAGAGTTATTTCGGGAGCGTTGATGTTAGCCGATGTGCCTATCTACCGAAACGATTCGAAGATGGGCGAGTATATGGTTGTCTTTGATAAGGACACCGTTTACAAAATCGTGCAGAAGTTCTTTAAGCAGAACTCAACGCAAAACGTAAACGCCTATCACCAAACGCCAATTGAAGGCGTGTTTATGTTTGAGTCTTACATCATTGACCGAGAGCGTGGAATTAACCCACCTAAAGGCTTTGAGGATGTAACCGATGGCAGTTGGTTTGGTTCTTACAAGGTAGACAACAACGAGGTATGGGATGCTTTTGTCACTACTGGGAAATTCAAAGGCTTTTCGGTTGAGGGTATGTTTGGGATGGAGAAAGTAGAAGATGCTATCGAAGTCGAGATGCACCGCCTTGAAAAAGCCATTGACCTTTTTTGCAAACAATTTAAACTTTAATATTTATAAGCAATGAACATCCTTGAAAAATTGCAAACACTAAGAGCAGCTTTCGAGCAAGCCTCTTTGAAATTCGCTGACTATATGTTGGGCGAATTGACTGTGCGTATCGAAGGAGAACCAGTAGTTGGTACTGCTGTAACTCTTTTAGATGCCGATGGAAACCCCCTCGATGCTACCGGTGAACACGTTATTCCCGAATTGGGAACTATCGTAGTTGCAAACGGAGTAATCGAATCAATTACCCCAATGGTAGTTGAAGCTGAAGAAGTACCAGCAGAAGCGGTTGAAGAAATCGTATCTGCGGTAGAAACTATTGCACCTGAAGCGCCAGCCGAAGTGGTAGCTGCTATTTCAACCGAAGTAGTTGGCGAGATCATGGACAAGCTGGATGAAATGGCAAGCGAACTTGTAGAGCTGAAAAAGAAGATGATGGCTGGACAAGAGCGTGAGAAGTCAATGTTTGCACTTATCGAAGCACTCGCAGAAGAACCAACCGTAAAAGAGCAGAAAGTAATGTTCGGTCAGTTCAAAAAAGACGAAGTAGGCAACCTAAACAAGGTTGCATCAATCCTTAAAAACTTAAAAACTAAATAATCATGGCATACAATTTTGGCAACTTAGCCGTCTACACCGAGCAGCAGTCACTTCCACTTGTAGTGAAGTCATTGTTCAGCGCAAAAAGCGCATCTATTTTGACACCAATGACTGGTATCAAATCTTCAAAGTCAGTTAACCTTATGGACACCGATGCGGTATTCCAAAGCGGTGACAACTGCGGTTTTACAGCTTCAGGTACAACTACCTTCAGCAACCGTAGCTTGACCGTTGGTCGCATCAAAGTGAACGAGGCTATCTGCCCTAAGAAACTTGAAGAGTATTGGATGCAAACACAGCTTCCTATCGGCAGCCGTTACACATCTATTCCTTTCGAGCAGCAGTATGCAGAGTTGAAAGCTGGTAAGACAGCCGAGCAAATCGAAACTGCAATTTGGCAGGGCGATACCGCTTCAGGTAACACCAACGCAAACACAAACAAGTTTGATGGCTTCATCAAATTAATTAACGCTGCTTCAGGTTCTACCGTATCAGGTAACACTGGTGCTGTTTCAGGTATCACTAACGCTAACGCTTTCGCAATTATGCAGGGTGTTTACAACCAAATCCCTACAACCATTTTGGACAAAGAGGATTTGAAAATCGTTTGCGGTTGGGACACATTCCGTAAGTTGGTTGCTAACTTGACTAACTTGAACTTGTTCCATTACAACCCGAGCGTTGATGCAGCAGGCGAAGTAGTTCTTCCAGGTACTAACGTAACCGTAGTAGCTTTGAATGGCTTGAACGGAACAAACCGCATCTTCGCTATGCGTCTTAGCAATATGTTCTTCGGAACGGATTTGTTGAACGAGGACGAGCGTTTTGAAATCTTCTTCGCAAAAGAAGCTGACGAGGTGCGTTACGTTGCCGAGTTCAAAGCTGGTGTTCAGTTTGCATACGCAACTGAAATCGTAAACTTTATCTTAGCCTAATTTAATGGGGAGGGTAACACCTCCCCTTTACTAACCTCTTAAAAAAATACAACTATGAGCTGTGCATTGACACAAGGATATACTTTAGGATGTCGCGATTCAGTCGGTGGCATTAAGGAGGTTCGTTTCATTGAATTTGCTAACGTAACTGGTATCGCAGTAACAAGCGGAAATGTCGTTTCAGGCATTACCACTTCAGGTTCTACCAAGTTTTGGAAGTACGATTTAACCAAGCAAACCTCACAATTTACTGAAACCGTTACCCCTTCTATGGAGAACGGCACGATTTTCTATCAGCAAGACCTTCAGGTAATCTTAAACAAGATGACTGCTGCCCTTCGCAACGAACTGCGCCTTTTAGGTCAAAATCGTTTGATTGCAATTGTAACTGATAGAAACGGAAACTACTGGATGCTCGGAAGCCGTAATGGTTTGGAGTTATCTGCTGGAACTGGTCAAAGCGGTACTGCCTTCGGAGATCGTAACGGCTTTGATGTTACCTTTACTGGTATGGAAGAACAGCCGATGTTTAGCGTACAAGCAAGCATCATCCCTGCGCTTACTAACGCATAGTGCTTCGTTGTCGTTAATCAAGCACGGGCGCATCCTACGGGGTGCGCCTTTTTTATGCTTTATACATTTACTACTAAACGACAATGAAAATAGCATTAATCCACAACATCCAAAGTACCGGTTCGGCACTCTACCGATTGGAACTCCCGCACGCTCACTTAGATGCAGCGTACAAAGGTCTTACGTTTTATTCAGCACCTGACCCCTTTAGAATCTCCGATGAATCCTTTGAGCAGATGGACATCGTTTTAGTGAGTAGGATGTGGGGCGAAACACCCGAACAAATTAAATGGCTTCGGGATAAGTGTAACCAGTTCAAAGTTACTTTGATTTTAGACCTTGACGATTATTGGGTTTTGGAATCAGGACACCCGATGTTTTCTCTTTACCGAGAAAAAAACATTTCAAATATAATCCGTGACCACATTAGAGTAGTTGACCACGTTATCTGCACCAATGCCTACTTAAAGGAAAAGGTATCTATTCTAAACCATAATGTTTCAGTTATCCCGAATTGCACCTTTTCAGGTTACGAGCAGTACAAGTCTAAACCCGAACCAAGTGAGTTTGTTAGGTTTGGCTGGTTTGGTGGCGCACAGCATTTTGAGGACATTATCTTGATGGATTCGGGTATGGGCATCCTTGCAGACGATCGTTCGTTAAACGGCTTGTATCGGCTTTATTTAGGAGGCTGGAATGAAAACCCAATGTACGAAGCGTATGAGAGAATCTTTACGAGTAACGGCAAGCAAGAGAACTACGGCAGAATAGAAGCTGCGGATATTTACTCTTATGTCGGTGGGTATAACTTTGTCGATGTATGTCTTGCGCCTTTGCGAGATACGACCTTTAATAGATGTAAGTCAGAGTTAAAATTGGTCGAAGCTGGCACGATGGGAAAGGCTATTATTGCTTCCGATGTTTACCCTTATAACACTATAATCGACCACGGCTTAAACGGCTTTTTAGTTCGGGAGGCAAGGAGTAAAGATTGGCACAAGTACATAAAAACCTTAATACACGAAAAGGATTTGCGTTTAACCTTGGCAGCCAATTTAAAAGAAACAATCGAAACGGAATTTAACATCGATTATTGGGGCGCAAAGAGGATGGATTTGTATCATTCGCTTCGGTGATACATTTACCTTTAAGATGCTTTACCTACTATCTAACCAGTCGAATGAAATCGTAGTCACTTGGAGTGACCGATGCACGACCACATTCCCCTTTGAGGGGTGGGCAGCCTACCAGCTAAGATGCAACGAAGATGGTGCGCTGCCAGCTGAGGTGACTTGCGGAATAGATAGATACGCAGAAGCCTTGTTTATTCCTTCTACTTTTGAGTTTGAGTTGAGGTCAATGGCAAAAGCCGAAACTACATCGTTTAGCATTTTACGCTCGTCTAATCAATCTCAAGGATTAAGTAGATACGACAAGTTTACTATTTCGGTTGGTGATTTATCTAAAGGACAATATACCTACACAGCATACGAAGGCGATATAGCTTTAGTAGAAACTGGACTTGCTTATATACAAATGGGTGAGCAAGCCTTTGTGAGCGCAACCAATACAATTACTTACGCAGAGCCATCGACTGGCACGTTTGATAACACCTTTGACTATACCTTTAACTAATGGGACAACTTTTAACCGATGCGCTTGTCATCAAAAACGAAACGACACAAGGTGCAAACACCGCAACGAGAGTTGGAACGTGGATGCAAAATTGTGCGATACAAATCGAGGATTCACCGAGTGCGCTTAACTTTTTTGACTTTGCATCTTCAGGAACTACCACTTTAGCAGAGAACGTATGGTCGCCAATTAACGCTACTATCACGACTGGATTCAATAGAAACGGATTGAGCGTGAACGCTTCGGGACTTGTGACTTATACCGGTGATTTAAAGTATTTTAGGACAAGCGCAATCGTTGCTGTAATCGGGCAGTCAAGCAGAAAGATTCACGTTGCTATATTCAAAAATGCAGAGATATTCCCTTGTTCGGAGTTTGTATCGGTTATTCCTTCGGCTGGCGAAACCTCCATTCCTTCGCAATGCGTTGTGCCTATGAGTTCGGGCGATACGATTCGGATGTATGT